ATACAAAGAGTTTGCTGAAGCGGGTAAACGTGGGGCGGCTAAGAGGTGGGGAACACCCCCCAATGGGGAGGCTATTAGCCCCCCTAATGCTACCCCAATAGCAACCATTAACCATAAACCAATAACCACTAACCATAAACCAAAGAGAGAGAGCGCAACTGTCGTTGCTTGCCCACCAGATGTTTCTCAACAAATTTGGGATGATTGGGTAGCCTTGCGTAAAAGCAAGAAAGCACCGATTACCCAAACTGTTTTGAATGGTGCTATTGCTGAAGCAAAGATTCTTGGTTGGCCTTTGGAGAAGTTTTTGGCTGAATGGTGCAGCCGAGGTAGCCAAGGTTTAAAAGCAGAATGGATTGTTAAGCCAAACCCTGCCGACAAAGTAAGGCTCACTGTTGCGCCATCAAATGAGCCTGACCCTGCTTTACTGAAGATTGCAGAAGATGCGAAAAAAGCAGCACCTATTCCGCTGGAAACATTGGCGAAGATGGCTCAAATAAGGCAAAAAGCATGATCCACTATCACGGCTTGCCAATAACTCCTGCCACAGTAGCTGTCAAAGCAATTGAGAATGGTCATGCATTTGTGTCGTTTGCTCACTCTGACCAGCTTTCAATAGCAATTGAGGTGTGTCAGTCTTTCGCCATAGACAATGGAGCATTCTCTGCCTGGCGATCTGGCAATCCAATCCAAGATTGGCAACCTTTCTACGATTGGTCACTTAATCTAAAGAAAGTACCTTCTTGCGACTTTGCAGTAATTCCTGACGTTATTGATGGAACTGAAGCAGACAACGATGCCTTGCTTAAAGATTGCCCGCTGCCGACATGGTTTGGCGCACCAGTTTGGCATATGCATGAATCTTTAGAGAGACTTGAACAGCTTGCAAATACCTATGTGCGGGTCTGCATTGGTAGTTCTGGGGAGTTTTCTACAGTAGGAACATCTCTTTGGTGGGTCAAGATGGGTCAAGCCATGAGAGTTATTTGTGATGACATGGGAAGACCTGCTTGCAAACTGCATGGTTTAAGGATGCTAGACCCTGCAATCTTTACCAAATTACCATTTTCATCAGCAGACAGTACCAATATTGGCAGAAATGTTGGCATTGATGTGCATTGGAAGCATGGCAATTATCTGCCACCAACCAAAGAAGCCAGAGCGCAAGTCATGCGTTCTAGGATCGAGGCATTCAATGCCCCTTCACAATGGAATTTTTATCAACCAATGGAACAAGAAACACTTTTATGATTTTTGCTTTAATTGCATATGCTGTGGCAATGGTTGCCGCAAACCTTTTAGTGGCTACATTTGGGCCAGCAATCAGCCCAATAAACGCATTTTTACTGATTGGACTTGATCTGACGCTGAGAGATTGGCTTCATGTTCGACTCAAAACATGGCAAATGGGTGGCTTGATATTGGGAACAGGTGCTTTGACCTATTTGCTAAACCCTGCGGCAGGAATGATTGCGGTAGCTTCTGCGGTGTCATTCTTGGTGGCGGCTTTGGTAGATTGGGCAGTTTTTGTAAAAACCACAGGCTCATGGATTAAACGAGCAAATGTTTCAAATACTGCTGGCGCTGCCGTTGACTCTCTGTTGTTTCCGACTATTGCATTTGGTGCTTTGATGCCTGAAATTGTGGCACTTCAGTTTGTAGCCAAGGTATCTGGTGGTGCTATTTGGTCTTATGTTTTAGAAAAGAAGCTAAAGCATGAACTACTTTGAAGCTATGAGACTGCTAGACAGAGTAAAAGAGGGTGTCCCTTACCCATTACACCTGATAAACAAAGCATTGGAGTTAACTGGTGACTTGGAGTAGAAGAAACATTCAAGGCCCAAGCGATAGAGTAATTCTTGAGCAAGCCGAGGCAAGAGAGCTTTATCGTAATTGGGAAGGCAGTAAAAATCGTGATCTCATTCGTGCGAGATTGGAGAGAGCCGAAAGAATCTATGGCACTGGCGCAAGAGATCGCATAAGGGAATATATGAACCGAATCAAAGATGGGACACTTCTATGACTTTCATGGTCACTTTCAAAGTAGACGCTAACCCTGTTGGCAAACAAAGGGCTAGATACGTCAAGAGGGGAAACTTTGTGCAAACTTACACCCCTGAGAAGACAAGAACCTATGAGACTTTAATCAGGGATTCTGCAATCGAGGCAATGGGTAGCTCAGAACCATTGGAAACCCCTGTGAGCCTTTATCTCTACATTCGAGTGCCAATCCCTAAGTCATGCACCAAAAAGCGGTTAGAAGCCATTGATAACGGGTCAGAGAAGCCAACAAAGAAGCCTGACGCAAGCAATATCCTCAAGAGCGTAGAAGATGGCATGAACGGGGTTGTCTACCATGACGACTCGCAGATCATAAACATCCATGTAACCAAGGTTTATTCGAGTCTGCCAGGTGTTGATATTTGCGTTAAGGAGTGTTTGGAATGAGCAACCCATTTAAAATTATTGAGCCAACTTGTATCAGCTTCTCAGGAGGCAGAACATCGGCATTCATGCTTTACAAGGTTTTAGAGGCTCACCAGATGAGCCTACCGCCCGAAGCAATTGTCTGTTTTGCCAATACAGGCAAGGAAGACCCAGCGACTCTAAAATTTGTCCATGATTGCGAAACCCATTGGGGAGTACCAATAACTTGGATTGAATACGATGGGGTAGACGAGGTCAAAGATCGATGGAAGATCGTTAACTACCAAACCGCAAGCAGAGAAGGGCAGCCTTTTGAGGCAATGGTTGAGCGCAAAAAGTATTTGCCAAACACATTTGCTAGGTTTTGCACCCAAGAACTCAAGATATTGCCCATCGATAAGTACATGAAAAGCCTGGGTCATGAGGAATATGTGACTTTTGTCGGCATCAGAGCAGATGAGCAAAGGCGTGTTGCCAAGATGAAAAACAACAAAGACATCAAAGAAACACCACTTGCGACCGCAGGGATTGGCGTTAATGATGTCCTTGATTTCTGGTCTAAGCAGCCATTTGACCTTGATACTGTGACTGTCAATGGGAACTCATTGTTGAGCAATTGTGATCTTTGTTTTTTGAAAAAGGCAGATCATTTGATGGGGCTGATTATCGACAAACCCGAACGGGCAATTTGGTGGGCAAACATGGAGAAAAAGGTTGGTGCTAGGTTTAACCAGGCACACCCAAGTTATGTTGACATGATGCACTTCAATGCCAAACAACATGGCTTGTTTGATCCAGATGAGGAATCAATAGCGTGTTTTTGCGGAGATTAAATTGAAAAAGAACATTATCGAAGCAATGACACAAGTCGGAGCTGGCACTATTTTAATTTTTTGCTCAAACCTACTGGTTTTCAAAATTCTAGGCATTGAAGCATCAACAACAGACAACTTATTGTTGGTAGGCATCAACACAATTGTTGCTTTTGGAAAGTCATTTGCTGTTCGATCTTTTTTTGAGAAATTAGGGTAAATCCCTATGGTATTACGCAAGCGATTAGGTAAGATTTAATTTTTAACAAGGGTGAATATTATGAATACATGGGAATTTGATACGACAGTAGGTGCGGGTAGCGAAGTCGTAACAGTCGTTTACGAATACGAGCAAGACCTAGATTCCACCTTCAACGAGTCTATTCGTGAGGTTTGGTTTGAGGGTCGCAACTGCATCGGTTTGTTTAGCGATGAGTCTTTTAAAGAGTTGGAGTGTGAAGCGGCAATGCGGTTTCAGCATCACAAACTCAACTACAAAATGGAGGATGTATGACCATAGAAGGCATTATCCGCATGGCAAAACAGGCAGGGTTTGCTGATGAAGAAATTGATACTTGTCAACAGATATTGATTCACTTTGCCAAACTGGTAGCAGAACAAGAACGTGAAGCCTGTGCAAAAGTGTGTGATGTACTGGCATACCATCCTGAATTTGTTTCTGATGTAACTAAGTTGGCGGCTATGGCAATCCGAGCAAGGAAACAAGCATGACTAGAGAAGACATCATCCGCATGGCAAAAGAGGCTAGGTTTTACATTCAAGACGATGAGGCTAACAGTTCATCTGATAAAGAAGACTTTAAGTTAACCGAACATCTTAAAAATGATTTAACCGAACACCTAGAACGCTTTGCTAAACTGATAGCAGAGCATGAACGCAATGAAATAATCGAAATTTTGGATGCTTCAACTGGCTATGTTCACATGGATGCGATAAGGGAAAGGGGGCAATAATGAACGAACCCACTAAGGCTATCCAATATCTAATCGATACCGCACCTTTGTATGCAAAAAGCAAGGCTGACAGGATGTTTTTGGAGGAATTCAGAAAATCACGTAAGGCACAACTGGCAAGCCAAGCAGGGACTGAGGTTCTTGGCAAACAGGAAACCTTTGCTTATGCTCACCCCGAATATATTCAAATATTGGAGGGAATCAGGGAAGCGGTAGAAAAAGAGGAAACCTACCGATGGATGATGACCGCAGCACAAGCCAAAATCGAGGTTTGGAGAACACAACAATATAGTGCTAGATTAGAAGTTAAAGCCACCCAATAATGCAATCAAAAAACAAACCAAAACCCACCGCAGGGGAAAGGCTGCACATTGCCAAAATTAAACTCATGTCATGCATTATTTGCGACTCACCACCACCAAGTGAATGCCATGAAATTAACCAGGGCCAATGGTTTACATCGATGCCACTATGTGCCGATTGCCATCGGGGAAGCTTAAACGGGATACATGGGCAGCGCAGATTGTGGAACGTCTACAAAATGGACGAATTGTCAGCATTGAATGAAACCATCCGAAGGATATGCGAAGAGATGCCCCTAAAAAGCATTAAAACCCCGTTCTAGGCGTTTTTTATCATCGGTGCATAGTAGGGTAGCATAAACCAAAAAAAAGCCCGTAACGGCTCAGATTTTAGGCAACAAAAAACCCGCTCATTAGGCGGGTTGTAGGTTTATCGTTTTCCTGAGAGTATTCGCAGGATTAGGGCTGCAATTGCATAAATCATTTAAGCCCCTCAAATTGTGCAGCAACCACAGCATGGTGCATCAATACAACGTCCACGTTTATTTCTGTAAAACGTAGAAGGCCCGTTATCACCGATGAAAGTTATAGTGTCCGAATCTGGTTGCAATTGTGCTGTTTTATTGCTTGTGTCATACAAAATATAATCCCCTGGCTTAATAAGTGCGCCAGATAATTTGCATTTTCCGAAATATTTTGCTTTCATTGTTTTAAGCATAGTGAACACCCTTAATTTGAACAAAGCCGCCATTGTCTTTTTTTGCTTTCCCTTTGGCATATAAGGCCACAACTACAGATTTTGGTTCTATGTGGCGCACATCGCTATTGTCTCCATCAATTACATTCCAGCCACGAAAATTATTAGGAATATCGCTTTGCTTTTGGAAAACTACAGCCGTACGGGAATTATTAGGGTTAGTTAAGCCCTTAATTGATATCGGTTTTGGGGTAATAGCCGAAAAACTGTATGTAAGATCATAATTACCCGCTGTTTTCCCGTCTAATTTTCGTGAAGGGTGTTTTGTATAGTCGTAAAACTGTACGTCAGGAAATAATTGAAAAATTGTTTTTCCATCATGCACAATAATATTTTCAAAAGCGATATCGCTTGTCCCATTAGGGCGCACCAAAGGGTTTAAACCGATGCGCTTTGCTTTGTTAGCCAAAGACCACACGTCAGCGCACAAAGAGAGCATGAAAGCTGCTTCATTATTGTAAAAAAACTGTGTTTTTGCTTGCCTGGCTTTTTGTACGCTGTTAAATGCGCCACGCCCTGCACTTTTTAGGCAACCCTCGAAGCAGCCAGCAAGCTTTGCCAAAGGACAAATTATTTCATCGGGTACAAGATAGACGATACCCGTCAGATACCCTATTTTTTCACCCTTAATTGTTTTTGCTGACGATTCACCTAAAATTGTTTTGTAAGGTAAGCCACGAGCAGCCAGAATTGTTTTGTATGGATTTTTCATTATTTACACCTATCAAAAAAGAAAAAGAAAACCCTAGTTATTTGACTAGGACATCGAAGTAATGCAGCATCAATGCAAGCACAGCCACAAAAAGCACAATAGAGAATAGAGCTTCAAAAATTATCGTTTTCATGCTGTTTCCCCTTGCTTTGCTGCTTCGCTGATCAGCCACTGAATATCAGAATCGGGAAAATCTGAGCAATCTATCTCGCCTAAGATGTGATGTGGCGGATTTATATCGCTGTAAAGCTCTAAAACCTCGAATTGTCTCCCGTACATCAGCACAATTTGTAAACGCGCTATTTCAGCCGTTTTAGCCGTTGCTCGAGCATGTTCTACGCGCCCTGATGTTTTGTTGATAAGTTGATACTCAAATTGTTTCATGTTCACACCCTTAGAGTTAATAAAAAAGAGAGCAAAAATCTACCCTCTCACATATATAGCGCGAAAGATTCGTGCCAGTTGCTGTAACTTGTTGATTTATAAGACCCCTCCAAAACCCTATAAGTATTTACCCCTAGAACTATTGTGTGCAATAATTAATTAATTCAATTTTTTGGGTGAAATAAGATGCCTGGCCGATATCCGCAAATTGACACAATCCAATTCCGTAGGAAATTAGACAGCCCCAAAAGAAACATCTTGTTGACAGCGGGACAAGGGAATATCAGCAAGGGGTTTGAAAACATCTTAGCCATCTATCAGCATCTTCATTCGATAGGGTATAGGGTAGATAGCCCCCTGGAGCAAATTGCATTGGTTACGATTGATTCTGCGGGTAAACAGACAGCCCCAACTTAGATGAATCATTAGGGTAAACACTAAGGGATAGATAGAGTAGACGGATAGACGGGAATAATTCAAGTACATCAAAAAAGGTGCATCACTCTTACACCTGCATGAAACGTAAATAAGAATCATTCGCATTTAAAAGGACTGTACAAATAACCATGAGGGAAAACCCTATGCTGTATGTATGGCCAGTACTGTATAAAAAGACATGAGGGGTGTTATAAATCAACAACTTACGAGAGTTGGCACGATTCTTCCCTGCTATATATATGAGGGGGTCGAAAAAATGCTCTCTCTTTTATCAACTCAATAGGTGTCAACATGAAAAACCCTGAATTTAAAATCGATCTCACTTTAGATGAACTGTCAGAGATTCATCTAACAATGTGCCTTCGCAAAATCAACCTAATCGACGAGAGAGCCACTTTAAAGAGTCAGGCAACCCTTGACATCAATTCTCGTCAATTGTCCCGTGTAGAGCCATTGTGCTATTACCTTGAGTCTGTTTTGAGGGAACATCATTCCAATAAAGAGGTTACACAATGAAAAACACTCTACTCGACTACTTAGTTGCAATCGCCTTGGGACTCTGTCTCTGTATCGGCCTCATGGCTTATTTTGACGTTTTGGTCAAATAATTTTCTTTTCTTTTTCTTTTATAGGTGTTCACATGGTTAAAAAAATGCAAGCCCGTTTTCGTTCTACTTGCTCACAATCAAGGGCGGTTATCAATAAGGGTGATTGGATTCTCTACGATACAGTTAAAAAAACCGCTGTACTTGAACCCGATAGCGACACAATCACTTTTTTCGGTGAACGTGGCCCTTCTACCTTTTACCGCAATAAACGGGGCCGCTGTATAGATGCGCCATGTTGCGGATGCTGCACAATCTAATCTCTTTTTTTAATAGGTGTTACATGATCAAAATATCTCAAACCTCAAAATTAAATGCCCGCTCATGGTCATTGCAAGCTTTAGACACTTGCCCTGGTTCATGGGCTGCGCCTGGTGAATTAGTAGATGCTTGCAAGGGCTGCTACGCTACTACGGGAAATTACAATTATCCGAACGTCAAGGCCCCTAGAATCTCAAACCGCGAGGATTGGCAGCGGCTTGATTGGGTCAACGATATGGTTCAAGAATTAGATTCTGATCGTTATTTTCGCTGGTTTGATTCTGGGGACGTTTACACCCTAGGATTAGCCGAAAAAATCCTCGAAGTAATGATTCAAACCCCTTGGGTCAATCACTGGCTGCCGACCAGAATGCATAAATTCCCCAAATTCGCCCATGTTTTCGCTCAAATGGAAGCTTTACCTAATGTAAAGGTTAGATTTTCCAGTGATTCAATCCAAGGGGAATATATCGAGGGTTTGCATGGATCGGTTATTGGGCCAGACGTTTCAACTTTTCAGGCTCGAGACGGGGTTAAATTATGCGAAGCTTATTTGCATGGGGGTAACTGTAACGGCTGCAGGGCTTGCTGGAGTAAGGATGTCCCATTGATTGCATACCCTGCGCATGGGCTGAAAATGGCACGGGTTATCAAGCTCAAGCAAATTTAAGGGGCTTAAATGATATATGCAACAATAGCCCTAATTCTACGAATAATTACAAAACGCTAAACCCTAACCCGCCTAATAAGCGGGTTTTTTTACGTCTAGCATAGTTCGTATAGGCAAGCCACAAAAAACGGCTTAAAAGGGGCTTTTAGACCCTTTGGTGGGCATTTCCTCGCACAATTTGCGGATTGTTTCGTTCAGTGCGTCTATTTCATCCATTTTATTGATAGCCCATGCCCGTTTTTGCCCATGCCATCCCATTACTGGATTGCGGTGGCAATCTACACAAAGAGCAATGCAAGTGTACTGTAAACCTTGTTTATAGTGATGTGCCTCACTTGGGGCTGATGCCTGGCAAACTGAGCACGGGAGGTTTTTCACCCTTGCTAGGTGTAGTCTCTCTTTTGCGCTTAGTTTGTTGTTCATTGTGTAGCTTTTTGCTCTATACGTGCATGTATTGGGCGGTTCTCCAGCACTCGACCTTGGCTTGGGCGGCTGTCATTAGCCAACGATAGCGTTCTTCTATTTCAACGGCTGCCCTGATTCCCTCAAGTATTTCTACATACTCAGGGTGAGCATAAGCAAATGTGTCCTGCTTTCCAAGCACTTCAGTCTTTGCAAGGCTTTTCAGTTGTGCGTGTTTTGATCGCTTGAATTCCTCCAAGAACATACGATCAGACTTGGCCTTCGCGTAGAGTGGGGCTGTATCCACGATAAATTGAATTGCACGGGTAGGTTCGTTCATTTGATAAACCCTTCATAGTGTCGGTAGGTAGGGGCTAGTTCATCTCTACCGCATCTCCTACCATGTTCGTTGGCCTCTTGCAAAGCCTGAAAAGCCCATTTGCAGTTAGTGCATACCCAGTACGGAGGGTTGCCTGGTGCATCTTTCTTTTGTTCAATCATAGGTAACGACCCTTTGTCGGATAATTTTGGCGCAATCTTGAATAGTTGTTCTCTCTACTTGGGCAAATTCTGGTTGATCGGGCCACTCTAGGGTCATGTTTTCGACCAGTTTTGCATCTTCCTCTCTCTGTTGTTTGGCAACTAAGATAGCAAAGCGTTCTAAGTATTCGGTTAACTCGTGATCTTCCTGACTTGATGGGCTATAAACTTCATCGTCTTTGACATAAAACCTAGCCTTTTGTGCCATTTTGTGAACTTCGTCTTTAGTCATATTATTTCCACCACTAGGTTGCCGTTTGATCTAATGTAATCTTTGGTCTTTTGGATGTATTTCTCAAAATCTGACCTTGTAATGCTTGATTGTTGTAAATCGGCATATTCGATTAAATCCCTTACTGCTTGGATTCCCTCACCCGATAAACCCATTTTTCTTGTGTTTTGATAGCGTTCGGATGCTTGATGTAGGGCTTCTTGCGCTTTTTGGCAAACAGGCATAACCTCATCTTTTCCGATATTGTGCCTAGCCATAGTCTCACTTAGGTTTAAAACGTCAACAAGGGTTCTCCAATCGTGGATTGTTCCTTGTCCCTTGGTCATTGCTTCTAAGGCTGAATATTCCATCATTCTTAGCTTGTCCAATTTATCCCTTTGAGTGATTGAAGCACCGACTACCGCATGAGTAATCGGGTCAATCAATGCCCAAACCTTGCGCTTGGTTCGTTTTTTCATTTTCTAGCGGGACACGTTCTGCCTTGGTTACAGTTTCCATTACAGGGTGGACACTCTCTTACATAAATAGCAAAACTGGCACTTGTGTCGCCAAATGGTAACTGTTCTATTTTTTGGGCAATACGCTCATTTTCTTGTTGAGCAACAAGTGTGGCAAATCGTTCAAACATTAGTTGGCAAGTGTCAATTTCACCATCAGAGAAACCAACCTCTTTTGCTATGCGGATGATGTCCTCGCTAGTCATACGTCCTCCAGCTTGTAGTTCAGTTTGTGATTCTGAAACCGCATAGCTGCCTCAATGTCTAGTTCTTTGAATTGTTCATCAGAGAATAGCCCAATGACGTTTTTACCCTCAAACCAAACCTCTTTGATGGACTCGTTATAAGTTGTCTCTCCATCGTTTTCATACTCATAAACGACAGTAACAATCTCGCTACCCGCACCTGTTGTTGTGTCAAATTCCCAAGTTTTTTCCATGATGTTCACTCCTGTTAAAAATTAAATCTTACCTAATTGATTGCGTAATACCATAGGGATAAACCCTAAGTCTATGCAAATTCTCCATAAAATTCTTTTCTTGCTTTTAGATATGCTGCCCTTGCATTCAGTTCAGTATCAAAAAAACCAATATGTAATTTTTTGCATGGCGATGAAATTTGAACCCGCCACTTCTTATGGTCATTGCACCATGTAAACCCTTTAAAATTTTTGTTCAGATTATTTTGGCTATGCGTTGCTAATCTTAAATTAGCTATGTTGTTGTTAAGTTTATTTCTATCTTTATGGTCTAAAACATAACTTTTTGGAATATCACCATTAAACATAACCCAAATTAACCTATGCACTTTGTATGACTTTGAATTTACAGTTATAACTCTGTACCCAGTGTGATGTATGCATCCAGCCTCACTTCCATCGGTTTTTATTCCGCTACGCCCATTTTTCCAATAAAGCATTCCATCTTGGTAATCAAAAAACTCTTTAATTTGTTGCTGAGTTAACATATCGCACCTCGTTATTGGTGGAAGCGTTACTGAATAAAGTTATGGCAGGGCGGTAACGAATCGCCTTTTCCCCCGCTAAAGGTAGCCATGACTTAATTTTACATCATTCCAAGCACTCTTTCACGCAAATATCAACCCCTGGTACGCTTGAGTAAACTTTTGTAATATGGATGTTTACGATTTGAGAGTCATCCTTATAAACAACAGAATTCATTGCATCTTCAACTGATTTTAAAATATTGGATGCATCTGGTTTTTTAGTTGGCTTTTCTTCGCCTGAAGCAATTGCTTGCAATCTTTTTTTAGTGGCTGATGCAGGGATTGGTACTCTGATATATAGGTAAAGCGAAACGGGAGTTTGCAGGGCTTCTGACGCACCCATTGCCTCGATTGCAGCATCTTTGATTAAAGTCTCATAGGTTCTTGTCTTCTCAGGGGTATAAGTTTGCACAAAGTTTCCCCTCTTGACGTATCTAGCCCTTTGTTTGCCAACAGGGTTAGCGTCTACTTTGAAAGTGACCATAAATGTCATTTTAGGATTCTCCAAGCGGTTGCTGCACACAAGGGGACTTGTCCATTACCAATGGCTTTAAGTCTGTCATTCCTAAAGGCCACCCCATCAGCCACTCGACAAATATCGGGTTCAAATGTCCACCAATCAGTTGTGGATTTTCTGTGGCTATCGTGCCACCCAACATAACTTGTAGGCTTTTTGTTCTGTGACGAACTACTGAATTTTTCGCATCGTTTGATTGTGGTGTTGGATATTTTTCCATTCTTTTTCTCAACGCCCTCCTGCTGTTGCTCCCACCATCTAATCCTGTCGTGTTGGGCGTGTGGAAGCTGTCCACGCCATTTGGCGACAATCCATATCCTGTCCCTCTGATGCGGTGCTCCAACGTCCGCTGCTCCCAGCACTCCCCATCTCGCATCAAACCCCATTGAGGCCAAGTCTCCGAGAACTCTTCCAAGTCCCCTAGAAGTGAGCATTGGTGAGTTCTCCACAAAGACGTATCGGGGTCGTACTTCGTGAATGATCCTCGCCATTTCTCGCCACATTCCAGAGGCTTCTCCATCAATTCCTGCTCCTTTTCCTGCTGCGGAAATGTCGGTGCATGGAAAGCCGCCAGATATAACGTCAACAATTCCTCGCCACGGCTTTCCGTCAAAGGTTTGTACGTCATCCCAAATCGGGAAAGGCGGGAGAAGCCCGTCATTTTGTCTGGCGCACAGTACGCTTGCGGGATAGGGTTCCCACTCGACTGCACAGACTGTTCTCCATCCAAGGAGATGTCCCCCAAGTATTCCTCCACCAGCACCTGCGAATAAAGCCAACTCATTCAATTTGTCCTTCTTTCATTTGACGCATATAAAACCTGACCCGATCTCTTGCTCCTGATCCATAGACCTTTTCGCAACGCTCAAGCCTGGCACGAACAAAATCATTGTCTCTCAGGGATTGCCAAGTTCGGTATATTTCCCTTGCTTCGGCTTTCTCCAAAATAACTCTGTCTCCAACATTGGATATGTTTTTTCTGCTGTATACCATTGGTAGATACCCTAATCATCCAAGTCACCAGTAAGAATTAACGCTTCAGTAATTAAACGTACGGGATATGGTACGCCTTCCTTAACTCTGTCTAGCAGTCTCATGGCTTCAAAGTAGTTCATGCTTTAGTTTCTTTTCTAAAACATAAGACCAAACCGCACCACCTGAAACCTTGGCTACAAACTGAAGCGCAACAATCTCAGGCATCAAAGCACCAAACGCAATCGTTGGGAAAAGTAGAGAGTCAACGGCAGCACCAGCAGTATTTGAAACATTTGCTCGTTTAATCCATGAGCCTGTGGTTTTTACAAAAATAGCCCAATCAACTATGGATGCTGCCAAGAACGACACCGCAGAAGCTACTGCAATCATTCCTGAAGCAGGGTTTAAGGCGTAGGTGATTAAGCCAGTTCCGATAATCAAGCCACCCATTTGCCAAGTTTTAAGCCTGAAATGAAGCCAATCTCTCAAAGTCAGATCAAGTCCAATCAGTAAAAAAGCATTGATTGCGGTTACTGATGGGCCGAATGTTGCCACCAAAAGGTTTGCGGCAATCATTGCCACGGCATAAGCAATTAAAGCAAAAATCATAATTTTCTTTCTGTTTGAATAACAACGCCATGATGATTGGCAGTCAAAGTCTGCTCACCACCAAACAATATAAACAATTCATCTGCTATTCGCTCATGAAATGCTGATGTGTATTTGCCTACTTCCTCTAGGATTTTCTCAACCATTATTTGCTCAGAATGTTTGATTTCCAATTGATAAACTATTTGCTTGTTGTTTATTGGGCATAACGCAATAAACTTAGTTGTGTATTTGTTCATAAAAGTGTTTCTTGTTCCATTGGTTGATAAAAATTCCATTGTGAAGGGGCATTGAATGCCTCGATCCTAGAACGCATGACTTGCGCTCTGGCTTCTTTGGTTGGTGGCAGATAATTGCCATGCTTCCAATGCACATCAATGCCAACATTTCTGCCAATATTGGTACTGTCTGCTGATGAAAATGGTAATTTGGTAAAGATTGCAGGGTCTAGCATCCTTAAACCATGAAGTTTGCAAGCAGGTCTTCCCATGTCATCACAAATAACTCTCATGGCTTGCCCCATCTTGACCCACCAATTAGATGTTCCTACTGTAGAAAACTCCCCAGAACTACCAATGCAGACCCGCACATAGGTGTTTGCAAGCTGTTCAAGTCTCTCTAAAGATTCATGCATATGCCAAACTGGTGCGCCAAACCATGTCGGCAGCGGACAATCTTTTAGCAAAGCATCGTTGTCTGCTTCAGTCCCATCAATAACGTCAGGAATTACTGCAAAGTCGCAAGAAGGTACTTTCTTTAGATTAAGTGACCAATCGTAGAAAGGCTGCCAATCTTGGATTGGATTGCCAGATCGCCAGGCAGAGAATGCTCCATTGTCTATAGCGAAAGACTGACACACCTCAATTGCTATAGAAAGCTGGTCAGAATGAGCAAACGAAACAAACGCATGACCATTCTCAATTGCTTTAACAGCTACTGTGGCAGGAGTTATTGGCAAGCCGTGATAGTGGATCACGCTCTTCCCCTTATTTGAGCCATCCTAGCCAATACTTCTAGCGGAATAGGTGCTGCTTTTTTCGCATCTTCTGCAATCTTTAGTAAAGCAGGGTCAGGCTCATTTGATGACGCAACAGTGAGCCTCACCTTGTCAGCAGGGTTTGGCTTAACAATCCATTCTGCTTTCAAACCTTGGCTACCTCGACTACACCATTCAGCCAAAAACTTCTCTAAAGGCCAACCAAGAATCTTTGCTTCAGCAATAGCACCATTCAAAACAGTTTGGGTAATCGGTGCTTTCTTGCTTTTACGAAGGGCTACCCAATCATTCCAAATTTGTTGAGAAACATCTGGTGGGCAAGCAACTACAGTTGCGCTCTCTCTCTTTGGTTTATGGTTAGTGGTTAGTGGTTCTTGGTTAGGGTTATTTTGGCTTTGATCTGGCAACCCAGAAATAACCGACTGGGTTTTCTTTGGCCTACCGCCTAGCTTCCCATTGTTCTTGTTTTTCTCTACTTGCTCTTGATAGTCTTTAATCTCTACTTCAATGCGCTTGTGTGTGTATCCTGTTTTGCCTAAAACAAAGAAATCGTCAAGAATATTTCTTAGAAAAGTAACCTCTTCAGAACCCAAACGCAACCGCCTGATAACCACTTGGGTTTCCTCTGGAATAGGTTGTTCATCAAGGTAATACCAATCAATTAACTGGCGATAAATGCCATGTTCTATTGTTGATAAATGACC